GGTAAGGAGAGTTTAATTTAATGTCAGGTGCTTTTCCAATATCCTCTGCTAAATTTGAATCTTTAGGAATAAAATCTATTCAAAATACTATTATTTCAAAAAGTGTATCTGGTAAAAAACTTGCTAGACAAATAGACAATCAAAGATTTGGATTTACTATCAGAGTTATTACAGGAACTAGATCAGATGTATATGGAGAGTTAATGGCTTTTATAATTAAACAAAGATCAGGCAAAGAAAACTTTACTATTATCCCACCAGAAGTTAAAAATGCTAGAGGTAATGAAACTAATACTGTATTAGTAAATGGCTCTCACGCAGTAGGAGATACTACGATTGCTATGGACGGACACCACAACGATAATCCACACGCATTTAAGTCAGGAGATTTTATTAAGTTTGCTAGTCATAATAAAGTTTATATGATAGTGGCAGATGTTCAGGCTTCTAGTGGTGCTTCAACAGTAACTATCGAGCCACCTCTTTTACAAACAGTAGCAGATGATTCAGCAGTAACTTATGATAATGTTCCTTTTACAGTACATCTAACTAATGATATTCAAGAGTTTGGTGCTGTTGGTACTGCTAATGATGGTGCTTTGTTATATCAATTTGAATTTGATGTAGAAGAAGCACTTTAATAAATGAAAAAATATAAAATAACTCACAAGATAACTGCCGATTTTATTGCTGAAATTATTGTTAATGAAGATCAAATAGATGCTAGTATTAACGATCTTAAAGAATACAAGAAACCTAATAGCAAATTTGAATATACTATGTTAAAAGGTACAGAAAGTGTAACCCAAACTAATTACGAAGAATATGTCGAGAAGTCTAACAACAGCGATAAAGAACGAACTGGCGACTAATGATATTAGGCCATTCCATTTACTTACCATTAGTTTTAGCACCCCTGTTAATTTTACTGATTGTTCCTTTTCTTTAACTTCTTCTGTTTCAGGCTCTAGTGTTACTTACAATCCATCAGATTTTGTTATTGGTATTGGGGATTTTCAAGAAGAAATAGATATAACTAAATCTAGTTTATTAATTAGTTTATCTGGTGCAGATCAAACATTTATTTCAACAGTATTAAACGAAAATATAACTAATGATGAAGTAACGATATTCAGAGGTTTATTAGATGCAAATAGTAGTATTATTGCTGATCCTTTTATGCTTTACAAAGGAAATATTGAATCTTTTGCTATTAATGAGAATACAAAATCTAGCGTTGTAAATTTAACTGTAGTTTCACATTGGGCTGATTTTGAAAAGAAAAACGGAAGAAAAACAAACAACACATCACAACAAAGATTTTTTAGTACAGATGTTGGTATGGATTTTGCATCTCAAACTGTTTTAGATGTTAAGTGGGGTAGAGAATAATGTTTAGATGGTTTGAAAAAATACTAATTAAATTAGCAAAGAAAATTTTAAACAAACACGCACCCAAAGGAGAGTTCCTTGCTTATATTAACAAACGAGAAGAAAAACTTTTAAAACAATATGGTGGTGCTGGATTAGAAGTTAAAAAAACTAAAATTAAATCTTTCTTTAGTATAGGTGCAATTTTTAGTGCAGTAGCCTCATTTTTTGCAACTGTAAATCCTATAGTGGCTATTGTTGTTACAGTAGCTGTAGCATGGGTAATGAGGCCAAAAGTTCCTGATCTACCTGATTTTGGACTTAATGAAGCAGATGAATTTGAAACTGGAATACTTTTAAATAAACAATCTAACGACTCTAATATTCCTGTAATTTATGGAGAAAGATTGGTTGGTGGTACTCGTGTCTTTTTAGATTCTGGTGGTGGGAATACAAACCAATATCTTTATATGGCTATCGTTATGGCAGAGGGAGAAATAAATTCTATTGAAGAAGTAAGAATAGATGAAAAAGTTGTAACATGGGCAAGTGCATTATCAGATGGAACAGAAGTAGAAGTAAATAGTTCAGATAGTAATTTCTATAAAGCTGACCCAAATGTAGAGGGTTCAAGTGCAGAAAGTTTAATAAGAATAGAACCTCACTTTGGAACAGATGGGCAATCTGCGTCAGGAATATTATCAGCATTATCAAACTGGGGAAGTAATCATAAGCTATCTGGTCTTTGTTATTTAGCATTAAGGTTTAAATGGAATCAAGACGCATTTAGTGGAATTCCAAAAGTACAAGCTAAAATAAAAGGAAAAAAAGTAAGAACTTATAATTCAAGTTTAGTAGAGCAATCTGCCTCTTTTCAAACTAATCCAGCTTGGTGCTTATTAGATTATCTAACAAATGCAAGATATGGAAAAGGATTAGCAGTTAGTGAAATAGATTTACAATCTTTTTATGATGCTTCACAAGTTTGCGAAACACAAGTTACACCTTATTCTGGTGGTAGTGATATAAACATATTTGATACTAATGCAGTTATAGATACTTCTAAAAAATTATTAGAAAATGTTAGAGAACTTTTAAAAGGTTGTAGAGGCTATCTTCCATACACACAAGGTAAATATAATTTAATTATTGAAACAACAGGAACTGCATCAATTACTTTAACAGAAGATGATATTATAGGTGGATATACTTTAACTACTCCAGCTAAAAATGAAAAGTATAATAGAGTAATTGTATCTTATGTAGAGCCTAGTAGAAATTTCCAAGTAGATGAGGTTCAGTTTCCACCAATAGATGATAGTGGATTACCAAGTGCAGATCGCCATACAACTATGAAAACTGATGATGGTGGATTCTTACTTGAGGGAAGATTTGATTTTGGCAAAGTTATTACTAATAAATATCAAGCAGAAGAAATGGCTGAGATCATTTTAAGAAGAACTAGAGATGCAGTAAGATTATCAATTAATGTTTCTTTTAGTGCTTATGATTTAGCAATTGGAGATATTGTTAATGTCACTCACAGTTCTTTAGGCTATAGTGCTAAACCATTTAGAATTTTATCTATAAAATTTAATTCTGATTTTACACTAGGTTTAGATTTAGTAGAGCATCAAAATTCACATTACACTTGGACAAGTAAAGACGAAATTCCAGCAATACCATCTACTAATCTTCCAAATCCATTTACTATCCAACCCCCAGCTGGAATTACATTATCAGATGACCTTGTTGAATATAATGATGGAACAGTTATTACTCGTTTGTCAGTTTCAGTTTCTGCTTCTCCTGACAAATTTGTTGACCAATACCAAGTTGAAGTAAAACAATTAACTGATAGAAATGGAAATGCAGTTACAGATACCTTTAAAACTATTGGTAAAGGTTCATCATTAAATTATCAATTACTTAATGTTATAGATAACGCACAATATCAAGTTAGATGTAAAGCTATAAATGGTTTAGGAGTTTCAAGTACATTTGTAACAGATACTAGACAGATAGTAGGGCAAACAGCAGTTCCTAGTGATGTAGAAGATTTTGCAATTAATGTAATAGGAAACCAAGCATTATTAAGTTGGACAGCTATACCTGATCTTGATTTGGATTTTTATACAGTTAGATTTAGTACAGATTTGTCTAATCCATCTTGGGCTAACAGTTTTGATCTTGTAACTAGAGTAGGACGACCAGCAACTAATATTACAGTACCTTTAAAAACAGGCTCTTATCTTATCAAAGCAAATGATAAATTAGGAAACCAATCTGCAAATGAAACTATTATATCAACAAACATAGCTTCTACAGATTTTGTAAGTCAAACAACTATCAATGAACATACAGCCTTTACAGGAACTAAAACTAATTCAAGTGTCATAACAAGAAATAGTACAAATTTTTTAGGTTTAACTGCAACAGGAACTGTAGGAGAAAGTTCAACTACTGTTCCAGCAAGTGGTACTTATGAATTTGCGAATTCTATAGATTTAGGTGCAAAATTTAAAGGACAATTTTCAGCCTCAGTTACACAATTAACAGAAGATGTATCAGAAAATTTTGATAGTGGACGACCAACTGCCTCAACATTATTTGATGATGGAAGACCAAACCCTTTTGATGGTACTTCTCCAGCTAAAGCACACACTATATTACAAATTGCAACAAGTGATGATAATTCTACTTTTTCAAATTTTAATCAATTTGTAACAGGAGAACATATAGGTCGTTATTTTAAATTTAGAGTTAAGCTAACATCAGATGATCAAAAAGCTAGATCGTTAATTAGTAGTTTATCTGTTACTGCAAGTTTATCTAAAAGAACAGAAAGTGGAAACGATATTAGTTCTGGTACAGGGGGCAAAACAGTTACTTATGATTTTGGTTTTAAATTAAATCCAGCAATAGGTATATCTGCACAATCTATGAATACAGGAGATTATTATTCAATAACTTCTAAATCAACAACACAGTTCACTATTGAATTTTTTAATAGTTCTGGTACAAGTATTGACAGAACCTTTGATTATATAGCACAAGGAGTAGGACAAGTAATAGTTTAATTATGGCACAAGTATCACAAGTAACATTAGACAACCAAGCATTTAGCACATTTAGAGCAAATCTAAATAATAGTATTAATGCTTTAAATTCACAACACATAGGGTCATCAAGACCATCATCTGCTGTAGCTGGTACAATCTGGCTAGATAATTCTGCAACAAACACTATTTCTATGAAACTGTTTGATGGTTCAGATGATTTAGAATTATTTTCAATCAACACATCAAGTAATGCAATAACACTTCCTAGTGGCATTTCTGTTACAGAAACTGACCCAAGTGCTATTCCATTTGCAATCGCTTTAGGATAAAAGGATAAAATATGGCTAATAATTTTAATGACGCACAAATAAGTTTAACAAACGCAAACTTAACTGATGTTTATACTGCAACTAATAAATCACTTGTTATTGCTGGTACTATTTCAAATACTACAACAACTTCAATTTTAGTTAGTTTAAAAAAATATGATAACTCAGCAACTGCTGGTAAATTTATATTTGAGAATATTCCTCTGCCTACAGGCTCATCTATTGAACTTCCTAAAATAGTTTTACAAACAAGTGATAAGATACAGGCACAAAGCGATAGTTCTAGTGGTAATGCTGATGTTCACTTACAACTTTTAACAGATGTATCGTAATGAGTTATTTGGGCAACGCACCAGCTTTAGCATACACAAGTTTTGCTAAACAAGACTTTACAGTAACTGCAACTACATCTTATTCTTTAGATCACCCTGTTGCTAATGCGAATGAAATTGCACTTTTTATAAATTTTGTAAGACAAGAGCCTACAGCTTCTTATTCAGCAAGTGGTACTACATTAACACTAACAGAAGCTACATCAGTTGGAGATGATATGTACTGTGTGTATTTAGGTAAAGCTGTTCAAACAGTTAATCCACCA